GCTTGACCGGTTCGTTCCCATCCCGCTTGATGATGGTACGGGGCTTCGGCTGCTTGGAAGGGGCGATATCGCCCATACCGCGAGATGGCCTCATTTTCCGGCTACCCAGTGAAGTGCTTGGCCGATTGCGGCACCTACTGCGCCGCTGGCCCCACCAATTAACATCAACACACGCCACCCGCCCTTGGCTTCAGATAGGGTGCTTTGAATTTGATGAATGCAGTGCTTGATGTCTTCCGCATCATCTATCAAACGCTTCATGTCATCCTGCAGATGCTTGATTTCAGCGGTGTGCGTGGCAAGTTCCCGCGCCGTGTCGATGTTGTCTGCCATGATTTAGCACATCTTGCCGCGAGTCTTGCCACGGGCCTCTATACCGCCTCCACGGGCAAACTTGACGACGCCGCCGGTAGCCATCTTGACCATACGACCCTCGGTCAAGCCTTTCTTCTGCACCTTAGTGTTCTCCCCGGCGCGGCTAGTACCGTTGGTTGAGCGGTTTTCAAATCCGTGATTAGCCATATATCCCTTGACGTTGCCGCCCTTGGCATACGGAGCCATCTTCATCTGGTCGTTGGCGATGTCCTTCTTGGAACGCATGATTGATCCCCCTTTAGCGTACTTCATGGTTTTCGCCTCGGCCTTCTCGTGTTTGATCATCGACTTGGGAGCGCCTTTCTTCTTGAAGAACGACACTTCCTTGTTAACCATTGCTTTCGATTCTTTCACGTTGCCACCTTTTTTCAACGCGTTACCCCAACCGCCAGTACCTTCCCTTGACAGGTCAACCTGACTTTCGGATGCAATACGCTCAGGAGGACCCGAAAGCATTTTACGTTTGGCGGGACCCGAAAGCATTTTACGTTCGGCGGGACCCGAAAGCATTTTACGTTCGGCGGGACCCGAAAGCATTTTTGCAGCCTTGCCACCGGCATCGCGCATCTGGGCCGGGGTATGCCAATGCTCCAGCATCTTCGCTGCGGGTTTGGCAGCGGTTTTTGCCACACGCGCTCCGGGGATTGCAGACAGCGCAAGCTGATCCGCCAAATCGTCTGCATTCTTGCTACGCTGTTCAGGCGTGAGCGTGTCCGAGACAGACTTCTTGCGGCTGGTGCCCATGTATGGTTTGCTCAGGTCCTCACCACTAGGGCGCGACTTTGTACGGCTTACCTGATCCTCATTAGCCGGGTACATATCCCGAGGTTTCGTACGGCTTACCTGATCCTCATTAGCCGGGTACATATCCCGTTTGGGTGTGGCTGCTTTTGCGGCAGGGCGGGATGCGGCCCGCGCTCCGGGTTTGGAAATCTCCTGCGCTTCTGGGCCACGAGGGACTCCTTCCGGTTGAATCCGCTTCAGTGAATCGGAATCATCGTCGTCCATCATCGGCTTCTGGGGTGCGGCGGATTCACGGATGGGGGCGGGGTTGTCACGAGCGTAACGACGAGCAGCGGCGTCCTCAAGGGTTTCGCCCTTGCGGCTGTAGTCCTTCGTAGATTCCTTCAGCCAATCCTCGGTGGATACATTACCACCCACATCAAACCGTTTACCTTTGCGCATGATCCCACCTTTCTTGAACCCCGCGTATTTGTTCAAACCTGCCACGGGTAGGTCAAGTTTGCCATGATTGGTGTTCTGCTTGGCAAGCCCGATGGGACGCCCGCCACCCAGTACTTCTTTTGCTTTACGGTCAGCAGACTGCATCTGCGTACCCACCGAACGCTGGAAGTTGGGGTTCTTCAGCATGCCGCCACGGGCAAACTTTTTTCCCATATCCGTAGAAGTAGTAGGAGCTTTCTCCTCCTTGCGCCGCGTAGCTGCGTCAAGGTCATCTTGAGAACGCCGGGGTGCCGGGGTAAACCTACGCGCATCGTTGTCCGCAGCGGCACGCGCATCCGCGCCCGTGTCGTACGTCTCTGGTTCGCGGTAGGGCTTGGTGGGCGCTGGTTTAGTAGCCACAGTTGATTCCTTACGCGTAGAAGGTCGTAACGCTGGTAGCGTTAGTGATAGTAGCGTACAGGGTGGTAGCAAACAGGATGCCCGTACCGGGGAGCAACACTTGAAACGCGTTCGGGGTTGTCGTACTGGGTACGTCAACTTCGCACAAGATGGCACCGCTTGCGCCACCATCACGAAACTGTACGTTGCCAACGGTGCTGGCAGTGACCGCAATGGTGAAGCTGCGGAGCCTAGCACGCCCGTTGAAGACGGTGCCCGACGCGGTGAGGCGCTGGGACTCTACGTCACTGACCATCATATCAATCTCCTTCAGTACCCGGAGCCGAGGCTCCGGTCTGGTTAATTAGGATCAGGAGAACGGGGTAACAACGGTGCCGGAGCCAAGAGCAACACCACTGACAGCCCACAAGTTCGCAGCCAAAGCCGTGACGGTGATCATGCTGCCGCGTGCCGCGCCGCCTGATGTAGTGGCGTTGAGCGTGATGATCGTGTTGGTCACAGAGGCAAAAGCCATCGTGGTGGTGCCCATGACGGTAACCTGTCCGACAAACTTGTCGGAGCCGCCACACGTAATTGTCTGGGATGTAGCACCCGCAGAGATGGCGTTGAAGAAGACGGTGAACGAGACGCCGAGGTTGCTCACCGTGTTGGGGTCAGAACCGGGGCCAGCACTGCCGGGGTCCGCCGTGGTAACGATGGTGGGGAGCGTGATGGCGCAGGTGGCAGGGGCCAGAAGCGTGCGGCCTGCGTGCGTGGCAACGCTGAGTGTCACCGCCGCGCCGAGGGTGAGGATGTTGCCCGGACCCTGCGAGTAGAAGCCGTTGAGCGAGCGCACCGGTCCATCAAACGTGGAAATAGCCATTTCAATACCTCATGTGTTGTAGCACATCCCCATAGCGTCTCTACAAAGTCTGCTGCGGCAGTCGCTATGAGTAAAACCCGCAGATTCAAAAACGGGGGAGCTTGTGGCCCCCCCGCTATACTACACCATCAAGTCGAGCCAGCCGAACCGAAAATGCCAAGCGGGTCGGACCAACCGAACGAGTAACGCTCACGGCTCTTGTACCGCACGTTGCCGGTGTCGAAGTCACCATCCATCGAATTCGACAGCGGGGTACGGACGAAGTGCTTGAGGCCGTTGGGCACGTCGGTCATCAGGAACCATGCGTTGGTATCGGTCAAGAAGTGGTTGACACGATAACCTTCGGGGATGGAACCCAGCGACTTGATTGCGTTCACGTCGTTGTTGGTGGTACCGACACGCAGTTCGGTTTCCAACAGGCGGGTAGCCACAAACATCAGGTTCGGGGGAACAATCAGTTTGGTTGGCTTGGCGGCGATGAGCAGACCACGCTCATCTGCCCACGCAGCGATCTGGATGACCGCAGCTTCCAGCGACGTTTCGTTGAGGTCGGCTTGGGTGGTGAACGTGTTGCTGTTCGTACCACCGGACACCAGCGGGTGGGCGGTGTTGAACAGAGCCACGCTATCCCCCCCGGTGAACGCAGCAGAAAAGCCGTTGTTCAAAACCGAAGCAGCCTTGACTTGCTTGGTGTAGCTCATGCCACGAGCCAGCGCCTTGGTGTAACGAGCAGACAGGCTGTCGTACAGGTTGTCCTCAACCGCTTCTTCAGTGATGGAGAAGCCCAGCGCGATGGTCTCGTGGTTGTAGCGGGCGGTCCATGCTTCCTGCGCATTGTCATACGCAATAGCCGAACCCTCGTTTTTGACGGGAGCAGCCGAGAAACCGGACAGCTTGACCTCTTCTTCGAACGAACGCTCGGAAGTCTCGATTTCGTAGATTTCCTTGTGTTCTTCGCCGTATCGCTTGTACTCCAGACCAAACAGGGCATTCAACCCCGGCAGGAGTTCCTTGAGCAGTTGTGCACGTGAAATAGCCATTTCTAGTTACTCCTTAAACCACGTTGTAAGAGGTGTAGTAACCGTGAGCGCCCATGTTGAACTTCACAATGGCTTCGGGGTACTGAGTGAATACCAGCGTGGCGCTAGCGGATGGGGTGGTCAGCGGTGCGTTGCTCAGGACAACCGAGGTCGTGTTGTTGGCGGTAATCGCCGTAATAACGAACGAACCAGTGTCGATCACAGCACCTGCCGAGTTGACCCACGACAGTTGAGTACCCACCGGAACCGCAAACCCTACGTTAGCCGCAGTAGTAATGGTGGACGTACCGCTGGAGTACCCCGCCGTACCAAGGGTAACAGCAGTATCGCGGACCACATCAACCAGACGGAACGGATACGCGCTGGCGGTAAATTCGCCAGCAACGGTTTGGGTAATTGCTGCGTAGAGAAGCGCGTTGGACGAATTGCCGCTGGCGAGCGAACCGGCAAGGTCGGAACCTTGCAGGTTTTGACCAACCATAGAAGGAGCAACCGAACCGATGGTGGTACCGCCGTTGGTAGTAACAACAGAAGTGCGGAACGCCGTGTCGGGGTCGTCGGCAATGTACGCCATCGCATCACCAGCCAACGTGCTAGCGGGCCAGTATTGCGAGAAACGCTTTTGCTTAGTGGTCGGATCGGTGTAAGTACAACCAAGGAAAACGCCGACCAAGCTGCCGAAGCCAGCAAGCAAAGCACCGGCACCCGTGGAGGTGGACGAGCCTGCTGCTGCCGTGATGGTTCCAGCCCAGTTAGTTGCGCCGCCAGTCGTAATCGACAGACGTTGAACTTGACCACGCGACAGGTTGACGAAATCGCCGTAGTAGATGTTGGTTGCGTAGTTGTACGCAATGGGCAACATCCGAGTCGCACCGGCAAACACTTGACTACCAAGCAGATTGATCGGTTTGAACCCGTACGGCGCTGATACAGTAGGGTAAGCCATTGTTTAGCTCCAGAAAAGGTTATTTGGTTCCGCGCCCAAACGACGTTTCGGACTTGCGCTCGTTGAAGAGCGGCATCCGTGCGTCGCTGGACTTCATGAAGCTGTTGTCCACGGCTTCCATCTGCGATTGCGCCTGACGGGCAAACCACTCGTCGCGCTTCTTCATCGCAACTTGGGAATTGCGGCACAACAGCAAACCACCTACCTCAATGTTGTCCTTGAAGCGACTATTGGAGGTGGGGTCGTGAAACAGTTGCATCTCAGGGTGATCTTCGGCTTTGCAGGGTACCCATCCTTCACGGAACTTTGCCGATGCGTTCGTAGCATCGAATCGCCCCTGCGTGCTGACGCGAACCCACCTGAACGCCACGCCCGGTTGAGGGGTAGGGTCGGGGAGCACCTGCGGGGGCACCCAAGAAGTGGGGTGCTGTTCGTTAGTGCGAGTGTTTACATCTCGTGAAGCACGGACCTGATTAGGGGCATCAGCCATTCTGGTTCTCCAATTTGATCATCTCTTGGGCATACTGTTCAGGACTCAACCCAAACTTTCTAGCCAAAGCCAACGACGTAGTCGTCAGTCGCACTTTTGTTGGCGCGGTGCTTCGCGTTGCTGGAGCTACGACAGTAGCTGATCTGCGCGAGGACGGTTTTTCACGGTCCTGCGTTTGAGGGGGCGCTTCCTCGAATTCGAAATACTCGGGGAACCGCTTCCTCATGGTTCCGTCAATCTTCTTGTAATACCCGTCACTGCGGGGGTCTACCCCCGAATCGACCAAAGCTTCGTGCAAGCCCAACACATGGCCGGTCATTTCCTTGTTGGTTCCGAACCACCGGTTCTGCTCACGCCAAACTTCCGCTTTGGGGTCAGCAGCACGCTGCGGCTGCGGCGTTGGTGCTTGTTGCGCATGTTCTACCGCACTTTCTTCAACTTGTAAAGAGGGTTTGAACCTTTGCACCTCTTTTAGTTTTAGCTTGGCATCGGTCAACTCTTCTTGCGCATCGGTAATGAGGTCGGCATCACCCGACTCGTACGCCTGCTTTAGCTTAGATTTGGCCGTTGCCACCTCTGCGTTGGTAGCCTTGGTTACTTCTTCGATATAGATTTTTTCGCCAGCCCCAAGTCGTTGGCGCACCTGCGCCACTTCCTCGGCCTTGACGCGGGCGAACTGCACCGCTTCCTCGCGTTCGCGGATGGCGGCTTCTTTGGCACGGCGCTCGTCGTGCCACACCTTCTTGAGTTGCGAAAACCGCTTTTTGACCTTGTCGGAATAATCGTCAAGATCGTCTTTTTCAAGCTCGTCAACGATGTTGGCGGGGAGAGGTTCCCGCCCACGATCAGCTTCCGGGGTGTCGTCGATCACTTCGACTTCGACTTTTGCTTCTTCGGTTTCCACTTCGTCAGGAAACTTATACGTTTCTTGCTGTGCCATTTTTACACCTCC